GCATCATAAATTCGATACCACCAATCGCTGGATTCGCTTGTAATATTAACCAGCCAAACAATGGTGAATTATAATATTCTTGTGATAACTTATCCAATCTATCTTTATTACGTCTAAATTGAATATACTTATCAGTAGATTTAATTGGAATTTCAATACCAGGAACAATCCTAAACGTTCCTTCACTTTCAAAAAATTGATATCTGTCAAAATATTGATTATTCATTACCTAGCAAAATTTAATGTCATTATTGGATTATACATACTTGTTCTTTTTGTCTTTATTAAATCTTGAATTTCATCAGAATCTGTAATAGTATATTCATTTACTTGAAATTGAATACTATTATTATTTGATTTTGATGGATAGTGGTTTATACTAAAATTTTTATTTGACGGTGATGACGCTAAAAACGCATCTAATCGTTTGTCCATATTTTTTATCACTTTATCACTAAAAATATCTTTTTTTGAATTTCTAAACAAATTCAATATTTTTTCTTTATCAGTTCTTAAAAGAACAGATAAAAACTGTGATAAATCATCAGTTGACATTGTAGACGAAAAGAAATTATATGTATTATCTAAATCATTATAAAATTTTGGCTGATTTGTTTTAATAAAAGATATTAAATCTCCATATACAAATAATTTATCTTTAGAATAACCAGATAAATTACATCCAATATACTCTTGAGTTTTTGATATTATTTTTCCATCATGACCATATTGCATTACATAATTTAATTTATCAAAATCCTCAATGACTTTATTTCTTTTCTGTTCAATATTATTCATATATGCTGTCTCAGTTGTAATATTATTAATTTTTTCTTCAATCATTTTTTTAATATTAGGTTTCAAAATCTCCTCACAATTAACCGCAACATTTGTCGGCATATCTTTATTTAATTTCATTAAAGTTGTAATATTTTCAGACATTATTTTATTCGAAATTACATCTTTAAATTGTTGTGATATTGGGCCAATTTCAATATTTTTCTCGTAATTACCTAATAATTCTATAGTATCTATTCCTGATGGCGTTTGAACTATGTATTCATTTATTGATCTATAATCAGGATGTAAAATTATACTTGACAATTTATGACCATATAACATTATAGTTGAATTATATGCAGATATTAAACTTTCAAAATAATTTGCAGTATCAGAATAAAGTTTATCTATTATTGGATGATATTGAATCATATATGTATCTCCAGTCATTTCAAGTTGTCCGCCATATATTTCTTCTTCATATTTATTATCAGCTGTTACACTATCAGAATAATTCGGCTTAACCGAATTTTTTGTTCTATTACTTAAGTTTTCTAAAAATTCTTTTGAAAATGTTTTTTCATAAAATTTACTTCTATCTTCTGTTGATGTTGATCTTGGATCATATACTTCAGTATTTGCATAAAAATTAGATGAAAGAGCATTTTGTAATCTTTCAACAGGTCTTTCTAACCCTTGACCGCCGATAAAAGTAATATCCAACTGTACGTCAGCAATCATAGGTTGAACTCCAATTCCTTCAGGATTCAAATCCCAGATACTATTATCATATGTTATATTAACATTTCTAATAATAACTTTCGAATGATAAAAATCGCCTATTCTTAATACACATATTGGCGGTGGCCCAAATGTTGTATTCCTAGCATTCATATCACTTCTATCAGATGATCCTTTAATTGGTAATGTATCACCCGGTCTAACACATTGATTCAAAAATGTTAGTCTCGCATTTAATCCTTCAGGTGTCATTGAATGAAATGATGGATGAAAATATTTTAATTTTTCTTTTAAAGATGAAAATTGTAATGGTGAATCTTCTTCAAGTTGTCTAAAATAATAACATTCTGTTAATGTTTTCATTATAATTTCTTTCATCTTATCAATTGATGGAGTAATTTTATTTACTGTTGGTGAATCATCGTTAATTTCAACTAAATTTCGTACATTTGGTGACGATTCTTCATCTTTCACTACATCTTCCGTATCTGTTTCAGCATCGGTTAATTCATATTTTACACCTATTTGTGTTTTTCTACAATAAAATGTTGTAGGTGCTACACCATTAAAAATATTTACTATTCTTCCATTCCTAGATAATCTCGTTTGATACGCTACCTTATCTGAGCACGACATATTTGTTATATCAATACTTTTCTTAGGCTCAAAAGTCTCACCAACATTTTTCACAGATATGGATAAATTTCCATCTTGCGGATATCCTAAATTTCTCAATGGAATTATGATAGGTGGTTCATCTGCACTCTCATCTGAATTTGTAATAGGTACTTTCCATTTAAGAAATGTATTAACAACATCATTATATTGACTAAGATCTCCACTAAAATAATTAGGAATAATTGCTTCAGGATCTTGATTATAATTTTTACATAATCTAAAAATTAAATCAATTAAAACACTGTAGGTTCTACGATAAGATAATTTTAAATTATTATTAGCCGAATCTGGCGAGCTCGTACTTGATCCCATACGAATAATAATATTTTTTACTTTTCCCTTATCTAAATTATCTTTTAATTTTGAAATACCCTTTAAATATTTTTGATATTCAGATTCTAATGCGTCAAAACCATTTCTAAGCTGCGTCGACGTTGATATTTTAAGTATATCAAAATCATCATTACTTGGTTTTTTAATTGAATTAACACCACTTAAAAGCAGATAATCATTTATATGTGAATCGTCCCATGTTGTTGAATTTTTTAATAATGTCTCTATTCCATAAGATAATTCATTTATTTGTTCTTCTTTAGAATTAATATGTGTTTCATATTGTTTACCATATGGTTGATTAGTAATTAATGGATTACCAAATTCAATTTCAGGTGTGTCATTTTTAAAATATAAATTAGCCATAAATGCCGGATCTTCTACCTTATTTTTTGGCTTTGGTGTACTTTTAACTGATTCCACTAAATATAATTTATTCTGAGCTATAGGTTGAGGTTCTCCATTACCATTTAAATAAGCCATAACAGCCTTAACCTCATCGGGTGATAACGTTACATATTTTCTTACCAAACTATAAAAGTCAATATCTTCACAACCAGCAAAAAATGCATTAATGTAATTATCGGCTTCTTGATCAGATATACCTTCAAAATGTTTTCGAACAAGAAGATTTAAAATACTTGGATGATCAACAATAACTTTAAATGATACTTGTCCTGTCCTAGTAGTGTTAGTATATGTAAATACGGGCTCAGGTCTACCTAAAAAATCATTGTCTTTCCATGAAGCATTATTTTGTTCAGATATTTTTAAATCATATGGAGGAAACCACATTATTCTACCACCGTTTGGTCCTCTTTCACAAACAGGTAAATCCGTATATGTAAAACCAGGTATATTAGATGTTTTCCACGCTAAATTTTCAATTGAAAACATATATTTTTTAGCAAACCATCCTTGACCGCTTGAAGACATATTTGATGAGCTTGTTCCAAATTCTCCCCTTGCATTTGAATTTGGATATATGTTTAAATTCCATGGTTTTGTTAAAACACTACTTTCAAATTTACGATAATTACCTGATTTTTTCATAGTATCAGAATAATTTATATAAGATCTATCTTTTGTCCATACTCTACAATATTCTATACCATTTTCTTGTTTAGTATATTTATCAAAATATTTAATAGATGAACCTCTAGATAATATAACATCACCTTCTCGAAAAATTCTACTAGTCTGATCTATAACATTAGCAACATGTGAACGAGCAGCACCGCCATCATCTGGCATTGATTCAAGAATTTCCTGAGTTTTTCCTAAAATTGATTTATCTTCAAAATTATAATTTGTTGATACTGATTCTATATATTGTCCTTGACTTTGTGTTCGTTTATAACTTGTAGTATATCTTCCTTTATCTGATTCCAATCCAACCAATGTTTGTGATCCCGGTAATGGATTTTTAGACTTTGTGCTTATCCATGTTAATTTACCAGCAACTCCACCACCATCAATTATATTTTTTTGTCTTTGAAATAAAGTTGCTTGTATTGGATCAAACATTTGAACTAAATAATAATTGCTTCGTACTGGCCTGTCATTAAAATCATTCATTGCATAATAAACATCCTCGCCTCTATCATCACCAATATAAGCAACACTATTTGGAGCTTCAATACCTAATATATTCTTAACACTCTGTGCTGTTTGATCAATAAAATTAAATATTTTTGATGTATTTTGTGATCTTGCTGTTGTTGTATAATTCGGAGCATATTTTGAATATGACAAGTTGTCAAACAAAAATGATCTTTGTCTTTGTCCCATATATTCAATAAACAAATCAGATGGTTTTTGCGTTCTTGATCGTCTTCTAATTCCTATTAATGAGCCTAATGCACCAGTAGTATCCTGAACAGTCTTTTTAAATTCACTTATAGTTTTTTCTTCAGATTGTTTAGTAATTATAGGATTACGTGGGTTTGATAAATAATCGCCCGGTATTTCTACCCATGGAAATTCTACTCCGGTAATTGTTTGTAAAAAATCAATGCCTTTACCGGGTAATGTAGATGCAACAGTAATTTTGGTATTAGTTTCTATTAATGGTTCTCTACCTGTTAATATATTAATTGCCGTTGTTGTATTTCCACCCAATGCATCTACTAATCTCAATCTACCTACAGTAGACGAAATTAAATTTTGTGTTACTCTAGCAAAAAAAGGTCCCTGTGGATTAGTATTTATATTCCACGCAGCAAACTTCATTAATTCAGATTCGTCATCATATTCTTTAGAACTCATTATACCAATTAAATTATGAATTCTACCCACAAAATACGGATAAAGATTTAAATTTGCTCTTCTTGTGAATACATTTAAATTTTCATTTATAAAATACTCTGTTGGTTTAAAAGTATTTACATTTTGTGATTGTGTTAATTCAAATTCTCTGGTGTCTTCAACAGTTCCAGGATCTATATTTGGAAATACATTTAAATTATGAACACTATAATTAGACGCATTAAATGTTTGAGGTCCATTTGGAACTGTTAAAGTTTTTGATATAACAAAATCTCTAAAACGTTTACTTGCATTAAAATCTACATAACTTGGCATTATATTGTTTTAATAATAAATACAAGCCACTTAAAAATCTATATTAATTTGAATTTGGATTTAAAAAACTATTTGCCCATTCCTCAGCAAATCTTTTATCTGCCATGAATATTTGTGCAATTTTATCTGTAGTAGAATCCATAGGATTTATGTTAACATTATGTGTAACAATTATCCTTTGTTCTGGTAATGTTTGTGGTGAATTTAAAGATTCATTTCTTCTTGCTGCAACTTCTAAATTTCTTGCTTCTGTTTCTATATTTGCAGCTTGTTTTGTTTTATTAGAATTTATAATATCGTTTGTTAAATCTCGAATATTATTAACAAAAGAACCACCAAAACTATTTTTAATATTTATAAGCCCATCCCAATCTCTTATAGCATTTTGCATAAATTTATCCATTTTATCAATACCAGCAGAGCCTAAATCAGCAATAGCATCAGATAGATTACCTATAAATTCACTATCTAACCCTAACGCTTTTTCAATTAAATCTGATGCATTTTTTCCTATTGATACCCTTAACGCTCCTCGAATAAATGAAACGTCTCTTTCAACATTTTCAAGTGCCATAACTTGTCGTCTAGCAACATCTTCAGGTCTCATCTCTTCAAGTAATTGCCTCTGTTTAATAAGGGTTTCAATATTTTGTTCACTTAAATCTGATAAAGCAATAGATGTTTCTGTTGGTAACATTTGTAATTGTTGTCTCAAATCTACCGGAATATCAATAATCATTTGGCCACCTTCCATTCGAGCTAGATTGATTATAAATTCTCTATCTTTTTCATTTATATTCAATCCTTTTCCTGCCATATCCATTGCTGCCTGTTGCCTTTCCATAGATGCTATAGCACTTCTAGCTAATTCATTATATTCCATACCTAATATTCTAGCAGCTTCTTTAGCTCTTCTAAGATTAACACCGGTTATTTCAAATCTTCCCTGTTCATTATTAAATGTTGCAAAAGCTTTTGTAGATTCAATTAAGGCATCTTGTAATCCTTCAAGATCGTTAGTTGCCATATACATTAATTTTAATGGATCATTTAATGCTCCAACAGCTCCTCCAATTACTTGTAAATTTGCAACTAATTCTAATGCTTTATCTGGTTCCCATACTTGTTCAGCGAGTTTAAATACTTCAGACATATTAGTTCTAAATTCTATGGACTTTTGGGCCATTCTTTCTAATGATAAAATACCATTTCTAAAACCATACGCATTTATATTTCTTAAATTTTCATCTACTATTTTAAGTGTTTCCCTAGCATTTAATCCTATCGATTGTGATCTAATTTGTGAATTCTGAACATAAGTTGACATATCTCGAAGACCTAGACCTATAAATTCAAAATTTCTACCCATATCGCTAAGTCTTTCCATGCCTCCAATAAATTTACTGGCAAGCGCCATCTCTTTTAATGTATCATCATTAATTAATTTAAATTTTCCTGAGTTTGATACTAAATTACCAACACTTTCAGCTAATTCGTTAAATCCTATACCAAGTTTTATAGCCCATGGCGAAGCATTCATTATTTCTGTTCTAAATGCTTCAGCCAATTCTCCTGTCATTGCTGATTTTACATTTATTTCATTATAAAGTTTATTTATGTTGGTTAAATATAAAATAACTTCATTTTGAACTAGTCCTTTAATTGTATTTAATGTTTGTAATGGTTGTTTAAATACATGAAATAAAGATTCGATTCCTTCTCTAGTTTTTTCAAGAGTACCAAACTCATCTAATTTTGCGGTTCTAAAATCGTATTGAGCTTCCATAACTCGGCCTAAAAATGTTTGACCACCCATCCGACTACCTCTCACAACATCACTATAATATGTTCTTTCTTGTTCCGCGGCCTTTAATAAGTCATAATCTTTACTAGCCTGCGCAAACGCATCATCATAGTCATTTCCGCCAGTATTATTAAATCCCAAATCTGAAAGGCGTTGAAGTATAAAATCTATTTTTTTACCTTCTCTAGATCTTATAATCGCCATTGCCGCTTCACTAAATAATGCCATATTATATAAATAGATATATTATTATTTTTTATTATTTTCTTGTTCCAATATATATGTAATATAATATTTTCTTATATAAATAGGCATAGACAAAATATCGCCATATGAAAATCCGCGATTAATTAAAAACAAAATCTCTTTTAATTGACCTTCTTTATACTCCGTAGAAAGGACGAAAAAATTCAACCCCAAATCCAATTTCAACTTGGATTTCTTCTCCTGATGGGGTCATTATTTTTTGTGTTAAATCAATTCCAGGTTTATTTTCTATAACATATTTTCGAAAATTTTGTGAATCTACGATTGGCATTTCATGTTCCACAAAATTGTATATTTCCATTGGATCTCTATTACCATTAATTGATTTAATTAACATTTCAAGTCTTTTTGTAACAATAGGCGCTGTTCCAATTCCATTCCAACTATCTCTAATTTTAAGAAGTTCCTCTTCTTGTTTTTGAGTTAAAAAATTAAATGTTATATTAATTTGACTTTTCTTTAAAAAATATGGATACTCACCATTATTATCAGCGACTAATTTAAAATCTTTTATTTTAAGACGAGATAAATCAACCACAGCATTAAATTTTTCATTTGTTCTAGGATCAGTTAATGTTAAATTATATTCAGAACCAAAAGCGGTATTCCTTAAAAAAATTAATATCGCTTGTTTATCTTCTTCTAATATATCTTCAACTTTTAAATCTTTATCTAGAATTTTTCTTTTTAAAATTTCTTCAATAATTTTACCATTTGTTGTTATATTTGGCGATGCTAAAATGTTTTCATCAGCTGCCGTTAAATATGCAACTCTAAGAGAACTTTTTTTATTAGGATACATAATGCCTCTAGTGGGTAACTCAACTACATCATATGCAATTGTTGAATTAATTTTAAATTCTTCTAACATGTCTTTTTATTTTAGGATGACAAAATTATTTTAAAATATTTTTTTATAAATCCTTAATATTTAATAAATATTAATATAGCTGAATACAACGATCCATTCGTAATGTTACATCAATTGTCGCTAAATCATCTCTTGAATAATCTAAGTCTCCAAAATTAAGCCCTGTCATAAATGTACCTTGTAAAAGCCATTTTTCAACCACAACGCCAGTCGGATCTAACATTTCAAGTTCAACATCTTTTTTATATCCAGCGGCATATCCCATTCTTCCTGTAACAGATTCGGCATGTAAACGCATCCATTCCATAAGTGCTTGTGATGCTGATGGGCCGATAGGATCTTTAAATTGAACTCTTAATTCTTCCCAAACAAATCGACCAGCAACATATGTTGATGTATTTAAAAATGGAATTTCAGTAGAACCAATTTTAGCAATTGGCCTCGATGCTGAATAAACATACCATTCATTTATACCTAATGTTGATGGAAATCTTAAAAGAAATCTATTTTTTCGTTTTGGCTCGTAAGGTACGGGCATTTTCATTAATAAATCTGCCATGTCATATTTATATTTAATTCATTTATTACTTTCTTATAAATATATCAAAATTAAAAAAATATTTTTTTTTAAATTTTCGTGAAAAATTACCAGTAAATATTGACCCAATAATTAATATTTCAATAAATACTAGTTGTTAAAAAAAAATATTATATTATATTGACTTTTTCATTTTTTTATTATATTTTGGTACACAGTACCGGCCCAGAAATATTGGACCAGAAATATTGGACCAGAAATATTGGACCAGAAATATTGGACCAGAAATATTGGACCAGAAATATTGGACCAGAAATATTGGACCAGAAATATTATAAATAAAGCAAAATACTAGAATAAAAGATACTAGAATAAAAGATAATAGAATAAAAAATACTAGAATAAAAGATACTAGAACAAAAGATAATAGAATAAAAAATACTAGAATAAAAAATACTAGAATAAAAGATACTATAATAAAAGATAATAGAATAAAAAATACTAGAATAAAAGATACTAGAATAAAAAATAGTTATATAGAAAAATGTTTTTCTAATCCATTCTCATCGCTTCACAGACATTTACCATAAGTGGTTTTACTATGTCTCCACGACTGTTATTCAGGGCATTAACTCCCAAAGCGGGTAATCCTATCCTTATGCTCAACGAGTATCTTAGCTATATTTTCGTCTGACAAAAGTTGAATCATCTTCTTTCTTTCGTCATTAAGCCCGCTACCACATTCTTCCACTACTTTTGACACAATCCACCCATTAGCAGAACAAAACTCCTGAACTCTTTTCGACTGTGAGATTAAATTCGACCTATTTTCAGATGACGATACTCTCGCATATACAGCTACAACTTCTTTTTTTTGCGGTGTATCATCTGGAACAATTATAGTACCACTATTGAACATATTCCATGCAGTCCTATATGTAACTCCTAATTATTTTGTGTATTTACTTAATTTCATAATGCAAAGATAGTATATTTTTCTATATAAGCAAATAATTTACTATAAATCTATATTATGTTTTGAATACTGGACAAAAAAAAGGTAGGAATCCCTACCTTTTTTTATTTTCACTAAGTATTAAATATTCTCAAATGATGCGCCAGTTGGTGTAATTATAAATTCGATATCAATAAATTCTAATGATCTTGTTGGTTTAATATAAATTTTACCTCTAAGAGTATTTTGATCTATATCTTCTGGATCATTTGATACAACAAGACGGAAGTCATAAAGTCCTCTTTCTTTTTTAATATTTTCAAGTATTGGATTAACAAGTCTTGTAAATTCTGCTCGTACTTGTTCATCATTCTGTTCAAAAAGCAATCTCACAGCCACTGCGGCAATAAGTTTTCTTGCTCTTAATAATAATCTTCTTACATTGATTCTATCAAGGGCACTTTCTTTTAGTTGGAGTGTTTTATTACCCCAAATAATTGGACCAGTATCAGCAAACGTCGCAATTGGATTAATCCTTTCTCTATATAAATCATCTCTTTCATCAAGTGTAAGTTTCTTATATGCCTTAATTGCATTAACAATACCTCTAGAATATCCAGCTACAGCAAACCAGGGATATGAAACATTATCTGTTAAAGCAATATTTCTTAAAACTTCTCCAGTTGGCGGAATATAAAGTTGTGTTGAATTTTCATTATCTCTAATTTGTATCCAGGGCCAATATGTGGCTGAATAGTTTGAATCAAGATTTACGGTATCGAGAAGTCCAATAATATCATCTACTGTAGTTGCATAACCCGGTGCTGATATTATATACAGTGAATCTGCTCGATCTTTTTCAACCATATCAATAGATTCTTCGGTTAATGATGAATGATCATAAAAATTTATTCCGGGTGTTGCAAAAATATTAATGTCAACAGCTTCAGCATTAGCGAATGTTTGTATACCTGTTAAATATGCGTAATAATCTGAATTACCAACTGTGTCATTAAAACATCCGCCATTACTAAAATTATTATCATCATATGTAATTTTACCAAATTTATATTCATCACCAAATGTTCTAACATTTCGGTAAATATCCCATCCATCAAACCCACCCGCTAGAGCAAGTGTGAATTTACGATAGATTTTATCTTTTAATTTATTGTTATCACCGCCAGTTTGTCCTTCTAAATCATATGGTGTACAATCAAATTCAAATCCAGTAATTGTTGAGCCAGTTATAGTAGATGCTTGAGATGATAGATGAAATCCTGGTGTTGTTGTTAAAGATGCTAGTTGTTCAGGATCTCCTTTATATTTGAATAAACTTAAATCATATCCTGTTTGATTTGATAATCCTAACATAACTTTTCTAAGTTTATCTCCAGAAAAATCAACAGGTGTTCCATCCCAATTATATCTAACTATATCTCCAGCATTATAATATTTTGTCTTATATTTAATTCCGCCTAATACTGCTCCACCATTAAGTGAACCAGCTGTAAATCCTCTAAATCCTGCAGGAATTGCATCAACAGGATGATCATTAGACATTTCAAGCATAATATATTTTGATCTAAGTTTATATTGTCCATCTGTAGTACCAATTCTTAATGCAACGTAGCCAGGTAAATCTGGATTCATTGAACATCTTGAGAATCTTTCAAGTGCAACAATATTATCATCAGTATCATAAAAATCACGTACTAAGATATCAAATTCAGCTGTTTCAAGATCGATATTTACTATACTTATTTTAATTTGTGTGTTCGATGCATCACCATCAGAAATAGATATAACTCTGAATAAGTCAGCAACAATTCCGCCACGTACTTCAGAGACCACATATGGAGATGCTGATGTTTTCCATTCAGTTAAAAAGTCTTTATTAACATTATGTACAACTGGTGTAAGACTTAATCCTCTTATTAATCCACGATCTTTTAATGATCGAACCAAATTTGGATATGATTCAAAGACATAAAGTGGATATTGTTCTTCATTTTTATCAAATACCCCGGTTCCTAATACCTTAGAAATATATTTAGTTGAAGAATCATTTAAAGAACATATAAATGAATGTGTTTGCCCGCTTTCACCATCTGTTGTAACAGTAATTGTAAATTCGCCAAAAGGATTTGTTAAAATTGTTTCACTATTTAATGTTACTCCAGTTTGGGTAGTTATTTGTAAATTTAATTTCGAATGAACGTATGAACCTCGTGATCTAAGAGCAGCAACTGCAATTTTATCATATGTTTTTTCTGCAACATCATATGTAAATCTAGTTACGTTAAATTCTCCTGAAGATTCGGAATATACGAACAAATATGAATAAATTTCATTGTCATTTTCATTATAAAAATTATTATACCAAGCAAAGTTAGTAACATCTCCAATTGGACCGGTAATTTTTAAAGATGCAGTTAATTCTGATGTGGCAGATGATGGAACAAATCCTATGGTAAACCATTCACCATTAGCATATGATTTTTTGATTATATAATTAGTAACTGAAAAACCATCTACTGCAGTTTTACCTGATAATTCAGAATAAAAACTACTTTGTGTCATACCAGTTAATGTGGGTATAAAAGAATTATTATCTTCATCAA